TTACGCAACAGCTATGTAACAAAATAGGGTAGAAACATCTAATATCCATCCTATGTATTTCGATACCAAGACCGCCCTAATGGACGGTCTTTTTCGTTATATGGCTAGCATATCCAATTGTGAATATTTTAACGATATATAAAGATCAACCAGATAAAACTGAAAATATAGGCTGACATAATGGACAAATTAAGTATCCAGAGTTACTAAGCTTACGCCTTGGTTTTACAGCCTTTTTAAGCCCTTTCATTATATTTCCCTCAGTGCGCATTATGACAGTAGAAGTTAAATAATGCGTGGCTGAAAAACTGTTTTTTCTCACGCTAAAGCCAAGAAAATTAATAGTTTATGAAAGAAATGACACCTAATGTATATTTCCGTATGTACATTTGCGGATTAACCGTAGAAAAGACCGCTGAACTTTGCTTCAAAAGTGTGAGCACTGTCACGAAGTGGGATAGAGGCAGAACCATTCCTCCTATTTGTAAAAGGCTAATGAAACTTTACGCAAATAGGAGACTTGACGCTGTCAGTAAAGAATGGCGAGGATGGATGTTTAATAAAGGAGAACTCATTACACCCAATGGATGGAGTTTAACGCCCAATCAAATATTCATGGGTAATGCTTTAATAGAGATTGGTACAGATAACGATAGGGCGCTTAGAGCTGAAATTATGAGGGTTGCAAGGCTAATTAAAAATATACCTTCATAAAAATAAAATTCGATAGCATTAAGCCGACAATAATCGTCTTTTATAAACAAAATCGTTGTATCTGATTTTTTATAAGGATACGAGATGATATATGTAGCCGTATCAATACGGCTACAAAAAATATTTTGCTATACTTGTTCTAAACCAACCACTTTACTCGGTGTACAAGCTATAATTCTTTTTTGCGCTCCCCGATAAATATTACTATTTATAAACCTCACCATTTTCTCTGGATCAGATGGAAACCTGCTGACATTTTCTTCACGTGTGGCCAAAAAGAAATGTTTAGGACTTAACGGCATAAGTATAAAACAATCTACACTATTAAGATCTCTTGGCTCAAAAATTGCTGGACTATCACTTGTAATAAGTTCTTTGTCACAAGCCAAAAAGCCGACTATCCAAGTTAAGCTTCTAAGGTGTAAAAGAGTTTGCTGATCAATTGATGCATTCGTGATAGCTTCAAGTACAACTGATTCTGGCATATCACTATATAGTTTTTTAAATTTATTAATATTCTCAGGAGTTCTGACTAGTTGAGAGAGAATATACTTAGCCCACAACTCATGTTCTTTAGAACCAATATCTAACTCTTGAAGTTTACCAAAATTTTGTTTACACAATATATTTCTAACAAAACCAGTACAATCATTGTCTAAAGGCTTATAAAATCTTTCTTCTTGTTCTCGATATAATCCTTTTTCATAACAAATTTGTGTTGTCGTAAATGGTTTCCATTGTAAATCTTTACCTTGAATATCAACTCTCGCACTTCTTAAATATTTATCAGAAGAATACCAATTACGCAGGTAGAACTTAGGTACGAAATGATCCTTATTTATTGTATTACATTGCTTCATACTCAGCTCTTTTACAGTTTTAAAGGGAATTAAACAGCACTATCATTTTTACGCAGCACACTGATTTTTAAACAATCATATGGTAATAAGACTATTGAAATCAAATTTTTATATCGCTTGATTGAAGTATGGTCTGTGTAGAGTTATCTATTACCCCTTTTATCTAAACAACGGCGCCAATAAAAATAAAAGGTCACTAAGATAGACCTTAAACAATTTAATTTCAAAAATGAATTACACTTAAATGACGTTTTTTTCGAATATCTTATTGTCGAATAATACAAAACAAGGATGAGCATCACCTTTAGGCCACTTCTCATCAGATTTCGGTAAAACATCATTTAGTTCTAAAATTTTCGTGTAATGATCAAGCTCAACTTCTATCGGCTTGCTATCATAATTTGGAAGACAGAACTGTTTATTATCACTCATTATTGATACACGCTGCACTTTAACCAACATAATTTTTCCTCACATAACCAAAATACTTAAATAATTAATAGCTTTGCCAACAGTGTCGCAATTATTCCTACTAAAACCCATAAGAACTAAACAACAACGCACACACTGTATATGTGGACATGGTAGCGTTATTTCAATAGTATCTTGAAGAAAATTCAACTGATATCAACACAATCGAAGGTCATAAAATGGAAGAAAACGCTCAGAAATTTAAAACGCTATTTTCTTGGATACACTCTGTATTTGCAGCTATATCAGTAACTTTTTTTTTGGCTCTATTAAGTGCTGGTAATAACACCATAAACTCACCAGAAATAGTGTTAGCATCAGTATTTTTTTGTATAAGCTTACCATTAAATTCCTGCTTATCTTTTTTTATGCTGTTCGTTGGAGAAAACGAAGAACTAATTAATAATATTTACCCTCATGGCCCTATGTGGGGATTACAAAAAACTATTCCTACTATTGCTTGGTATAGTTTCCTTTTAGGTATCTTTTTCTTAATAAGCTTTTATTCTTATTGGTTTGCCTTTTTATCCGCAGGAGCATTTGTTTATACATTTTCTTACTTAAAGAATACTATAGTTAATGCTCTTATATTTTCTTTAAAAACAAAGAACTAAAACTCATAGGTAGAGCCAAAGAGCGTGCCTATTAGCGGGATATCTTTTAGGATCGGAACTCCCGTATTACTGTTTCTGGATTCTTCACCGACAAGGCCACCAAGTATGATTGATTGGCCATATTTGGCTTGAATCACTGTTTGATTACCTAGAGTTGAGTCCTACACTTGGGGAACGAAGAACACCCCCAAAACTGTTTGCCTTTATTCTCACCACGCTTTGTTTCACGCATTAACATTGCAGAACCACAACGAGGGCATAGTTTTATAGACTCTTTATGAGCAACTATTTTTCGTACATGCTTACGGTGCTTTAGGTTTGTAGCTATTCCACGTTTTAACTTAATCTGATTCAGTGATTCAATTAAACGGGAATATTCATTATCAGAAAATACAACCTCATCAAACTGCTGTATGTAACGGATACAGCCACGTGCATAAGTTACGTTTGGTGGCATCTCTGTTTTGAAAGTACTCTCACCAATGAAAACAATGACTGAGTGCAGTTGTTCACCGCTACAATCTAGCAGGGACTCTAGAGTTTTAACGTGTTTGTAATTTTGATGTAGTGGGTTTTGAAACTTAGATGTATGGCGATAAATCTTTTGCGTCCATTGCTTTTGACGAGCAGAACCAAAGATCCAGCCTTTCATATTTTTTGTTTCAATGACAAAGATACCAAACTTAGAAACAACGACATGATCAATTTGTGTCGTACCATCTTCTGTAGGCAAGGTAACGTCTTTGATTAGCGTGTAATCCGATTTTGGTAGCTTAAGCAAAAGGTGGTTTACAAGAAATTCGCCGAATACACCTTTAAACCAACGGCTCTTGAAGATGTTAAGAATGATTAATAACGGTACTACATACCAAACTTGCTCAAGTGCCTTAAATAATACATTCCAAATATCCACGACTATTTCCTATTCAACTAACAATGGCTAAATGCCGAAGTCTTCTGCTAGATAGCAGTCCACTAGAAGTGGCGTATTTTATTTATTATTCAATGAAACACATATAAGAAAGAACTTGTTTCGAGATCAATCTCTATAAATGAAATTTTCTGAATACCATTGAGTGCTTAGGTATGCATACAGAATCAGCAAAGTACTTAATAATTGATTAAACCGTCAATAAAAGCAAAAAGTCGCAATTATTATACACATGGGGAATTTAGGAGAGTGGTAATATTCTTTCTTTAGTTTAGAAATGAATAATACCAATAATAAACAACGTATTACTGAAAATGAGATCTTTCGATTTTATACCTGCAATCTAACTGTTGAAATGACAGCAAAGCTCTGTTTTAAGACGCCTAAGACCGTCTTGCAGTGGGATAAAGGCAAGACAATACCACCGATATGTAAGCGCTTAATGAGAATGTACGCTTATCGTGAATTATCACCACTTGATGATGATTGGAAAGATTGGAAGATATCCAAAGGAAAGCTGATTACTCCTGATGGCTGGCCATTAACACCAAACAGGATCATGATGGGTAATGCTCTCATCGAAATAGGGGCAGCAGATGAACTACGATTTCAGCGTGAAGTGTTACGGACAGCTCGAATGATAAAGAAGTTAACATAATATTTAATAAAAGTAGACATAAAGGGCGGTTGATCACTAAATGCTAATATACTAGCATAATTATTATCTTGAATATAAAAAGCCGATAATGTTCGGCTTTTTATATATTTTAATATTGAATATTTATCCTATTAAATTAGAATTTAAAATTCATTAAAAATCGAAATCCACATCTAATGTTTCTGATCTTTTTCTGTCTCTTTGTAAAATAGGAATATAAACTTCTTGATAAAAACTTAAAATTACTTGTCTAATTAAATCTTTGATTTCATCAAGTTTACCTATCAGATGATAACAATCAATTAACGGTATATTATAATATTTAAATGAGTTTTTATTATCACTAAATATGAGCAAATCATCAGCCTTCAATTCTTTATATTTCCCTAGAAATTCGCGAGTAAGGATACCGTTATGTCGAATAGCCAAAGGTCCAATATTAGACATTAAATTGTCGTCAATGATATTACTGTTAAATCGACCTGCTTTAGTAAATAATAAAATCAAAGATAATATATTATTCATTACTAAACTGTCAAATGCACGTTGACAACCACTATCATCTCCATTTTTAATGCATATATGAACAATCTTACCTTTAAAAACATTTTCAATACAATTAGATAAAAACATATCTTTATTATCACTATTTATATCACCTAAGTTGTATTTATTTAATGAATTGATTACTAACATTGATTCAAAATCAACTTTATCAATATCACGTAAAAAACATATTATATTATCATACTTATCTAAGTGATCAATAACAGCGGATAAATTCAGGTAGAACTTCTTTTTATAATCGTAAGGTAAGTTAGATATAAAACTCGCAGCATGGTATTCCTGTACAGACTTATGTAAATAAACATAGCGATCAAATCCATCTTTTTGGATTAAGCATGTTATAGTAATGATGTCATGTTTTATATTATCAACTTGATCTTTACATATATTATTATATTTTAGTGCTGATAATATTTGTTTTACTAATGTAGTATCTGTAAACTCAAACAACTCTTTATTAAAACTATTATAACATAAAGCATCAAAAATATTACTCGCAACAATGGGGGTTATTTTAGAGTATTTTTCTCTATTAAAGTTTTTTATTTTATCATGTCGACTATAAAGAGTAAGAAATAATTTAGAATAAAAATCAGTGATACTTTCAGGAATAACATCTAGATATGGATAACAAACAAATAACAAATTAACTAAAATAGGACTAACTAAAGTATCTTCAAGGTCTTTATTTTTATTAACTAAATCTGCAATCTCTGGTGACTCATTATTTGAATCTAGTTTTTGAATAATATTATTTATTTCAATAGAAGCAAGCTTTTTAACTTTCAAATTTATTATATTTGATTCATTACAAATTTCAGTATCCGGTCGACTAGTAACAATAATACTACAATTATATCGCGTCCTTATTTTTATAATTTCAGACAATATCTCTTTTCTATTTTTAGTCATTACTTCATCAAAACCATCAAGAAGTAATATAATATTATTAGATTGTAATAATTCAGTCAAAGAGGATTCTGTCACATTAAGACCAATATCTTCTAAATTCTGTTTTAAATAATAAAATATTCCATCATCATTTACTCGTCTTAATTCAATAAAAAATGGAAATTTATTTTTTTTATTAATTTCTTCTAAAAACAATTTTCTTAAAATTGTGCTTTTTCCTTGACCAGCAATACCTATAATATTAACCACTCGGCTATACTCAAGTGTAAATCCATCATTAACAACTAATTCGTCGTTATCCTTAACTGTAACTAACGTTAATGGTGTATATATTTCATCAATAAATATATCTGATTCAGCACTATGCAGTGTTCGTATTCTTAAGTGTTTAGATACATATTTCTCTACATATCTTTCAGTAATATTACTATCAGATAATTGCTCAAGTAATCCTTTTCCAGAAGCTAAACTTTCAGACCAATCTTTTTCCAATAGTTTTTTTGTAAAATGGGTAACTGCTTGCTTCAAGACCATTGTTGTAAGTGTAGTTGCAATTTCCATCTATTGTATTCCAATAATAAATATAAATTCAAAAATAGAGTAATTAAATTGTGCATATTAACCCTTACCACCCCACATTCACAATAATAAGTTGTATATACATGCGTCATGTGGATAACAAAAAAGCGCGTTATCCACAATCCTAATCGAGTGGGGAACGCGCTTTTAGTTTTGGCCTCCGGCCATCAAAGTTTTCTTTTTTTATTTTTTAGAATCTAGAGCTAGATGATGCTGACCTTTATCAATACCGATAACTGGTTGTTGATCTCTCTGTCAGATGTAGAACCAAAGAGCGAGCCTATTAATGGTATGTCTTTTAAAATTGGCACTCCAGTATCGTTATTTCTGGATTCCTCACCAACCAAACCACCAAGTATGATTGATTGACCATCTTTGGCTTGAATCACAGTCTGTATCTGGCGGTTGTTAGTGATGATGTCGCTGGCTATATCACTATTACTAACGCTGCTTGATGTTTGGTTAATGTTCATCAATACCGTATCACCAATAATATGTGGCGTTACTCGTAGCGATACACCCACGTTCTGGCGTTCAATTTTCTGGATAGTATTACCGCCGTCCGTTACTTCAGTTGAAACCAAAAAGGGCACGTTCTGGCCAACGGTGATATAACCTTGTTCACGATCGGTAATAAGCAAATGCGGTTTACTCAGTAACTTGGTTTTACTGTTAGTCGATATCGCATTAATCAGGCCGTCTATGTCGCCGCCTTTAAAAATGATACTGCCGCCAGTGAGAATACTTTCTGCTGGTTTGGTGATCACCGAAAAGCCAAAATCACCCAACATAGCGTTAAGATTTACGCCAACTTCCTTACCATCATTAATCTGCGACTCAATAACCACCGCCTGAATGAATATCTGCTTTCGGCGTACATCAATGCGTTGTATCAGGTTGTCTATCTGGACAATCTGCGATGGTGACCCTGTAACTATTAAACTATTCGCATGAGGCAACGTGATAATGCTGTACGCGGTTTGCGTCTCACCAGTATTGGCGCTGTAGTTATCCAGTAAGGTTTGAATAATAGGGCTGACACTCTTATTATCGATATACAGCAAATCATAAAACTTGGTCTTTGGAGGTACAACATTGATGTTTCTAACCGTTACTTCAGTTTGACCAGGCATTAATACATTTTGGCCTAGTACTTGTGGTAATGGATCACCGGCGCGTAGCAATGAGACCTTGAATATGTTGCCGTTCTGCTCTAACCGAAAACCATTACTTGCTAATACGGTTTCAATAAAAGGGAAGAAGTCATTAGCATCAAGAGAGGGAGCTGAGAACGTTACCGCACCTTTAACACCCTCAGACACAATTACGTTCTGATTTAATGAGGTACTGAACCATTGCACAAACTCAGTGATTGGCATGTTCTGTGCTTCAAAGGCATCAATCTTTTTCGCGTAGGTATTGAAAGAAAAGGAGAGTAACAGAATAACAATAATAGCTTTCATAATCTTACCTACACTTAATTAACGATTCAGATTTGCCATTTGATAGCTTTAACGTACAGGCGTTAATAGCTGTCACCTTAAAGCCAATATCTTTCAATTGAATACTTGATATGTTTGTCCCATCAGAATTTTGCATCGAATAGGTATAAGGCTGGTTAGGCATCTTGTAATAACCCGTTATTTTATAATTGGCGTATTCAGTCGGGGATATTGTGACGACCTCAGTATCTGGTGCATTAAACTCAAGCCATAACAACGACAACAAACAGCCGCCAGCAAAGCAGGTTACTTTCTTAAAACGTTTGAAATATATCTTAGTTATACGCATGATATTCCTAAAGTCATACGTTACGCGGTAACGATAATGTGTATAGTAAGGCGGCAAGTATGAATAGACGCCATGATCATAATTACTGGTAAATATCTGGGAGGTGTTATAAGCGTTGTAAAGACCAGAGCCAAAACACGTCCATTTATCAACGGTCATTGAGTGGCGTTCTGTACCGTACTTCACCACACCGACATGCATCTTTGGTAGCTTCAACCGTTGACCCGTGATCATGCGATAGAGTGAGCCGATAAACGGGATCGTCATGCGATCAGTTCGACGACAATAAACCACATGTTCAGCAAACATCACTCGCGCTTGCTTATCTAACACTGATAAATCTTGAACAATAAAGCCTATATCCCAGCCACGTTTACGAGCATGGATGATCCAATCAATCAGTTCCTTACGACCTTTATCATTCCAATCACGGCTATTAAACCAAGTACCACATTCATCAAGCAGTAACAGGCCATTACGTGATTCGTCTTTAATACCACGAGCAATTAACGGATTACCTAAACCGATAGCATTCAAATCAAACACACTTGGTTTATCAGGAACGCGCATCACTCGACAATTCTTAGCCTCATGCCTAACCAGCCAGTGCAACCTCAAATCAATATTGGTGGCAACGATACGATCTTCATTAAGATACTCACGTACCTTAGAAACCGACATAATCGACTTACCACCACCTAATTTTCCTGTTATTACGTAAACAGCCATATCTATGTTCCTATTAGGTATTGCTCATGGTCTGAATTACCCATGCTTTCCATTCCCACACCCAACGGATTAAGCGGGCACTAAATAGCACCGATGCACAGGCCGTAAAATTAGTAGGGGCTATAATGGCTAATCCAATAGACACTTCTGGCGGCACATAAAACTTGATAGTTAATAACAAGCTTTCAATAGCGGTGTAAGCCAATACCGCCGAGGCTGTGATCATGGAAACAATCACCAAGTTCGTTATTACGCGACGAGTAAAGAACTTGAGGAAGAACGTAAATATTGAGGTCGCAATGGAAAACAATGCAGCAATCAATGCTGGAAATTTGGTAAACCTAGCAATCCCTTGAACAATAACGGGCAACAGTAGTAAGGCCATTAATTCGATTTCCTTGCAGGATTAGGCACAATGCCAGTAAACAAAATGTTTATTAAAGTCAAAGCGGTATAGACGTAGATAAAGAAGCCAAAGATGTCTCTAAACTTCTGAAATTTTGAGCATTCAATCGTGAAATAATCACCAAAGGAAAGGTTTTGGCAGGTTGAAGAAATAGGGATCAATTCATTAGCAAATGCTTTAACCTTATCAAATAGGGCTTCTGTCATTGGTGTTTCAATCAAAGCCGTTGCTATTTTTCCTTCAAGGAAATTCTGGTATTCATCAAGGTTGGCCTCGACTAGTAAATCTGCAGAGTTAGCCATAGCCGTAAGATTGCCATAGGTTAAATCGTGCTTATTGGCGTTATGATCTAACTCACTTAATTTATCTATAATATCGTCGTTATTATTTTTATTATCTTTGCTTAATGAACCGAGCATTTCAGATAATTCATTCGATGTAATCGAGCTTGAACTTGAAATAGATTTATCAATATTCGCCAATAGTTCATTGGAGGCTAATAGACTCTCGGTTATCTGCTCTTGCTGGGCTGTTTGTAATTTAAGTTCATCGGTATTCTTTACAATTTCAGTTGTAATACGTTCTGAATTACTAATAGCAGTATCATTTAAGTCTTTAGTTAAATCAGCGATATTTGATAGAGCATCATTGGAAACATCAAGCGCAGCGATACCAACACCCAATAAGCGATTAGACTCTACCGACTGAGAAACCTCATTGGCTGTTTTATTGTTTAAGTCTCTGGTTAAATTAGCAATATTTGATAATGCATCATTAGAAACATCAAGCGCAGCAATGCCAACACCCAGTAAACGATTAGATTCTACTGAGGTTGATAATGCTTTAGTTTGAACGCTTAAGAGGTCATTAACGGCAGGGCGACTATCAGTAATTGCCCCCGTAATACTTTTGTTATTGTTGTTAATCGCATCAAGCAAACCACTTAAATCAATATCACCTGAGCCATCGCCATCAGTACCACCGCCAGAACCTCCACCGTCACCACCATCTCCGCCGCCACCTGAACCCCCTCCATCACCACCGCCGCCAGTATCACCACATGATCCATCAGCATTAGGTTGTGAACCATCAGGACAAAGATCAGGTTCTGGTTTTGGAGGCGTCACACCGACTAAATCACACGTACTTTCTAAACGTTCAGCCTCACGATTACATTGACCTGCGAACGTAGCCGTTTGAAATTCAGATGTTTGGGATTCACAAGAATTTTTAGCAAAATCATAATCAATCTGATATTGAATAGTGTCACAATAATTGGCGGTAGGACGACAAGCACCAGAACTACCATCAGCAGTTGGTACCCATGTTTCACCGTCAGCACAATTTTTTATCACTACCCAACCGTTATCACAAAACTTATCAGTCGTAGTTACTTTATTAGACGCACAAACATTAAACCGCTCACCATCAACCTTGAAATCCATTTCCGTGTAATACGTACTAGAAAAACAGCCAACAGCCTTGAAATGGTCTATAGCCTCGCCTTGAGTAGAAACCCATATACTACCACTCAAACCACTGGTACAAGACCGATAACTGGTTTTATAAACAGTCGTACTGTCAGCAAAAACATTCACACTAAAAAACAAACATAAAACAATGACTATTCGCATACATCACCATTAAAAAAGGCAGCACAAAGGCTGCCAATTAATTAAATAATACTTAATGGGATTAAATATTAAGAAGCGGCTTTCTTTGAAAACTTCTTGAACAGTGAAATACCAATAACTGCGACTGTAATCGAAATAACAATAGGCCAAGCAGCTGTTTCAAATTTTGTTACCAATGCGGCAACTTGAGCAAAAGCAGCATCAGCACCCGTTGCAGGATCAGCAGCAAACGCAGATGTAGAGCAGACAGCAGAAGCAACTAATAAACCCGCTGCCGTTTTTTTAGATGCTAAGATGTTTTTAATGTTATTCATTTTGTAACTCCATTTTATATCAGTCATTTACAGTCACTTCTGTAAATCGTTTATAGGCATACATGCCATAACCAAGACACCAGCCAATGAAAAAGCAAGCGCCATAGAATAGTAAAAAATCGTTCATTATCTTTGACTGCCGAATATTGCACCAAGGCCAAGACAAACGACGCCTAATCCCCAATACAACGCATTAGATATAAAATGAAGTTGTTCAGGTGTTAGGTTTTCCATTGAATTAAGCCTTAGCTTCCAGCGTTGGAATGCCTAATAAATGGTAGCCACTGAATGACACGTGTTTGCCACCGTCACCAGCGAATGAACGCTCAACGTGTTGAATTTTGAACTCGACTTTCTTATCAATCAGTTTGACTAAATCGCTACCGCCGCCAAACGCATCCCATAACTCAGGGGATATACGGGCTTCAACCACTTCAGAGGGGTTAAATAGCTGTAATTTCACGATACCCGAATCACGGCTTTCACCCGTGTTGGTATTGGTGTTGGTTTTCTTTTCAATATCGTCTTTGTCATTTATACGGGCTAATACAATCATTGGTTTTTCCTTATTTTCAAATTTCGACAGTTATTGACACAAGTCCAAGGATGAAGCGGACAGACCTCCGTCATGGGCTGCGCCCATGAACGAAGGCCATGCCGCTTCATCAAAAGCAAAAGCAGTTATCTCGTCTACACGTTGTAAATATTGTTGGTATTCATTGAATTGCGCATCAGCCAAACGGTGGTATTCGTTTTCGCGTTCAAGAACATCGAAGACATCAACCACGCCAGACATAATGCGTTTAGTGCCACGTAGGAATTTTTCTTTGTTTTCTGTCTTCCAATTACGGACACGAGTTGCTAAGAACGCACCGCGAAACAGAACGCCAACAACACGCGCAATAGCAGCATCGCCATAACGGGTTGTGGCATTTCGTTCAGTGGTATGTTCTTCTCCCCATTCATCAACGAGCTTGCTCATGATTTGAGGAATGGAGTAAACAGGGGAAACAGTTTGATCTTTACGACGAACAAAGACACCGCCCATCGCATAGCAGAATGCTTGCCAATCAGATGCATCAGCAGCACGACGAACATTTTCTAATGCCATGTGTTCGCCTGTAGATAATGAAGCGATCAAAGGATCATCCTCTTTAATTTCATCACGAACACGGCGCATCTCACGCCATACCGTCACAGATGGACCACCAATAAATTGAAACTGGCGAATACGATTAACACGCGCCCAAGTAACAACACGTTCTGAAGCTTCAACGCCTGTTAAATCGGATGAAACATCATTATCAATGTGCTTACCGTCGATATTCTTAGATAGATACTTAGCAACATAACCAACGGCTGAGCCTTTAGACCAATCAATCGTTTCAACGGTAAAGCGATGTTTCTGCGCGCCTTTTTCTTCAGGTGAATCTTGCAACGCATAATTTCTGAAAAGATTGGTCACGTCTGAATGTTGGGTTTTGTCCATGAACATCAATAAATGCCAGTGTGGACAACCATCAGCATGAGGTTCAGCAACACGTAAGCCATAAATCTTGATGCCAGCTTTATCTAATGCTTTACGGAAACCCGCAAAAACGGCAGACAAATAGGCTTGAGCATCTTGCGTTGTTGGCTTGCCAGCATCTAACCATGCTTGGTTAACATGCGACTTAGACACCGAGTGAAAACGGCTAGGGCAGGTAAGGGTATAGAACATCGCCACATGATCATTGTCTTGTGCAATGGCCTCGAATCCTTTTAAACGTACGAACATTTCAGCACGACGAACAACAGGATTTGATACAGATTTATCCGCTAAGTCCGATAATGTGAACCAGTTATCTTCGTTAACTTCATCATAAGCGACTGTATTTTCTAATATTGCTTTGTTATCCGTATCGCGTTCACGACGACGGCTAACTGAATAATTAGAGCAATATGCTTGTCCATATTTATGAACAATCGCTAAATCACGCGCCACGCGTTCAACTTCAATGGCTGATAATTTACGTAAAGCTCTGCGCCACCAAAGTTCATTGGTTGCACGATTAACTAACGAACGCAGCTCGTTATTTTCTGATTTAGCCTTGATCACTGCCTCAGAAAAATACAAACCGTAGTCAGCTAGTATTGAAGATGCTACTTGAAACGCTTGAGCATCATCTTCAATAACAGCGACAGCTTTCATGACTGCATGGCTTTTAGCTTTAGCGAACGTAACTAACTGATCGTCAGAAAACGTATAACGAAATTCGTTTTTAGTTAGGCGTTCGTTAGCAGCTACCAAAGAACGCATAGCATCAAGCTCGCCAATTTTCTTTTTAAGGTTGATATAAGCACGTGACATAATCGGCGCAAATGCACGATGTGGACGAACTAGATTAAGTATGTCCAAACACGGCGCAGCAAAAGACGGTTGAATATTGTCAGAAGTATCAAAAGAATGAATTGGCGTTGCTAATGCCTGACGTTTAAGCAAGTCAGCCACGTAAGAATTATTTGGACGTGTATGATCAACATAACCTGGTAGCTTACGACCATTGTTAATGTCTGGTTTTGTGAATGATGAACATAGCGTTTGAGCGTGAAGAAAGTTCACGTATTCAAACTGATCTGTTGCTAAATCATGTACTAAGATTCTTTTCATTCTTGCTTCCCAGTTGTCATTTTTGACAATCCTAATTGCCATTTATGACAATTACAAGATGCCAAAAATGACAATTTTGGGGCTACAATAGGGAAAAAGGAGAACCGTTATGCACATTAATAAACTGTTAGACGCATACAAAGAAGCTAAAAACTACGTACAAGACAAGCAAATTGCATCTGATTTGGGTATTGATGGTGCAAAACTAAGTAGAATCCGCAAAGGTGAACGCTATCTAACTGAAAATGAAGTTATTTTTCTTGCAGAAGAAACAAAAACTGATATTCATGATGCGTTAATCTATTTGGCCGCTGATAAAGCTAAAACACATAAGGCTAAACAAGCATGGCAAGACATTACAAAAAAGCTTAAAGGTCAAAACTATCAGATATATAGCATAGGTTTGACCGCGTTTGCGTTCAGCATATCCCCTGTTAATGATGTGTTACACGAGTGCGCATTATGTACCTTATGTTAAATAGAGTATCAAGATATCGATACTTATAGATATTAAATTAACTCATTGATTTATTAGACCTACAAATACACTCTCTCGTTATTAGATTGAGTGTATTTAACAGTATTAGCTATTTACCATAAAGTACATAATTATCATTGTTTCGTAGAGTATCCTTGATACATTCTGTATCTGGATACTCTATGAAACATGTAATTATTAAACCTAGTTAGATAATCGTTGATACAAAATACCGATCATTATGCTTTCATGGTTATCGATATTCTTAAGTCAATCTTGATCTTAGAACCAAGAGTCATAACTCATCATCAAGGTTTGCTTTAAGCTTTCTGTGCGATCTTTATTTGCAGCGTAATACCTTTTCTTTTCTGCTGGCGAATAGTTACTTAACTTTGAATTGGTACTTGGAGTTATTAAACATAAGTTGCCAAAGCGATCAACATTACTAATTGACGACCATGCTTAAATTAACGGGTCAAATAGCATCACGACCCGTCTCTATTTTAAGAAAACTACCGCAGTAAAAAACGAAGCATCTTTCAACAACCAATACCCGTAATTAACCTTATATTTACATAGTAAATTGCTAATTTTTCGACATTACTGTTTCTAAATTGATACATATATGTTTATGTTTAGTTATTTACGTCACAACTTGTCATATTTTATACTGTAACATCTCTTATGAACTTTATATCATATTAGAGGTGTCATTATGAAAAACAACTGTTTATTTCACATTATCACTCTTCCATTGTTAGCTTCTTTATCTCCATTCGTATTTGCTAACGAGGATCCGAATAAAACTGATATTGTTACTTCTAAATTAAATGGATACGAAGAAAGTAATGTTTTAAATAAATTTTCAACGCTTAATTATTCTATTAATAATAACTTAGTTGAAATTTATCCTATCGAAGGACAAGATCTTATTCTTCCGAATGATTCAATGAATATTATTGTTTATATTCAAAATGGTCGATGGGCCCGGCATGTTTATCTTCCTAACAATGCAAATGTGGGTGCCACTGTAAGAATACAACGAAGCTCTGGGTGGAAAACTTATGCAAGATATCTAACTAAAGATCACTTAATTCCAAATAATAGTACATCGACCTTCGTTTGGGACGGTGATACATGGGTAAACACAAATATTAAAACTAGTTATCTGACTACTTTACAAAATAAGGGAATGCATGATGTAGCACTGCACAACACACAAATTCAAAATATTACATCATTAAATATAACCCCTACAGCCATTACGAATACTGAAAAAACTGCTGTTTCTGACCTCAGAAATATGAACATAGATAGTGAAGGTATTTTCTTTAACAACACACCGTACACTATTAATGATATTTATATAGAGCGAGAAGGTGAAATTTGGCGTCTTAACTTCGAGACTTCCATTCCAGAATACACATCAGGGCTCATAGGTATTGAATGGGCCAATGCAAAAATAATCCACATGACTAACATAGCAAACAACCGATTTGACTTATTAAATCAATTTCCACCTAGAGAAAACTCAAGAAATGCCAATGAAGAAGAGCGAAACTCGGTTGAACGACTACATATGTATGAAAAATATTGGCTAAATGCACCAAATACAATGTCAGAAATTATAGCGCAAGTAGCCTTAAAATGTGAAATTAATGACGGTTACTCTGAGTGTAAAAATTACGCAGAATCCAGTATGGA